ACTTAGAAATATACGAAGCTTGCGACGGGGTTAAGAAAGCTTTAGAGCAGGCAGATAAGTGTACCATAAAAGAAATACAATTGGAAGTTAATATAGTAGAATTAGAATTACAAAAACAAAGAGACGTATATGAAAATTAAAGAAATAAGACAGCTTGTAGAAAGAGAGCTAGAATTGGACTTAAGTCATCCGAGCAGGTTGAGGGCTAGGGTGTATGCTAGGGCCGTATACTTCAAGCTGTGCAGGCAGCACACGTTTTGCTCTCTTAGTGATATAGGCTCGTCTGTAGGAAAAGATCACGCTACAGTACTTCACGGAATCAAGATATTTGATGACGTGATTGTTGAGTATGAGCTAACCTTGTATGAGGCATATGATAAACTTAATAAGCTTATATCAAAATGCACCAAGACCAGGGAGCGAGACATTAACCCAGAGAAATATTACAGAGATAAGTATGCCGACCTATTGGTCGAGCATAGAACTCTACTAAACGAATATAGAACCCTTATAACTAAAGAATATGTATAAACCATTACCAGAAGAAGTTACTATAAAGAAAAGCAAGATAGAAGGTCTTGGAGTGTTTGCGACACAAAATATAGAAGCGGGGTGTAAATTAGGAGTAACACACATTGAACTTTCTGACGCGCCTTTCTCTGAAACATTATTTAGAACGCCTTTGGGTGGCTTCTTAAACCATAGCTCAACACCTAACTGCTTTATATACGATTGTCAGTATGGTGATCCAGAGATAGAAGTCGATTGTTTTGTAGAAAGTACTTTACGGACAATTAAACCAATAAAGAAGGGGGAAGAGCTAACTGTTTATTATAGAATGTATGATGTTTGAAGCAGTACACTTGATGTTTTTGACAGGCATAATTATTTTATTAGTAATTTTATTTCTAGACTGATGTCAGAAACAAAAAGATATTTGTGGTGGAATGACAGATTAGATCTTCCTCAAATGAATCCAAAGTATTTAACTGAGAATAATCTTTGGGACTCAACTTGGTTAAAAGAAGAAAATCAAAAGCTATGGGCAGAAAGACTAGAAGAACACAAAAGGAGAAAATTCACTACTCTCTTGTCAGCCAGAAGAAGGCTGCCTGGTGTATAGATAATGGATATAAGGTTTATCCTGTTGGTGTAGATAAAGTGAAACACAATCCGTGGAACGACATCTATACTACCTTTAGGATTATAATTCAAAGAGGAGTCAATATGGAACCATCTAAAGAAATATACACGAAGATAGGAGCATCCAATAAGATCTGGGAGATCTATGGATGGCTCTACGATAAACACGCTGATAGATAATCAGTTATATTACTATGGGTAGAAAGCCGAAAGAGTTTAAGTACATTAAGAAGAATGATGGTCGTAGGAACAATGGCAGGAAGAAAGGAGACAGCAAGAATTATCCTAAAAAGATAAACGCAACTCCAGCTGCTATTAATGAAGCTAAGAAGGATAGAATGGGTATTTATGCTCTGAACGCTATGAAGGAGGTCTTTGGCTCTGAAGAAGAGGCCTGGGCCGAGTTAGCGAAGCAAGCCAAGTCCTCTTTCGCCCATATGAAATTACTGTTTGAATATAAGTATGGTAAGCCTACAGAGAGTGTAGACTATACAAGTGGAGGTCAAAAGCTAGACATACCCATAACAAACATATTTGCTGGAACTCAGCAGGCCCCTGAGATAGATAATACAATAGATGTAACACCTGAAGAGAATGAACAAGAAGAGACAGATCAATGATCCAAAGGACTTTCCAAAGGACTTTTGGAACTACCTTGTAAATCCAATACTAGGCTATTATGTAAAGCCAGCTCCGCTGTCCCCAAGGGGAGTGCTTAATCCAAAAGAGTCTAGGAAGTAAAATGACTCCACAGCTACACGACAAATACCAGGCTTTAGGAAATGACACCCGTTACTTTGTGGTGACGGGTGGTAGGGGATCTGGTAAGTCTTTTGCTGTAAATACCTTCCTAGCCTTCCTTACAATGGAGAAGGGCCATAAGATTCTGTTTGCTAGATATACTATGGTCTCTGCTGCTACTTCTATTATCCCAGAGTTCCTGGAGAAGCTTGAGCTGTTCGGTATTGCTAAACACTTCAGGATAACCAAGGATGAGATCTTAAACACAGCCACAGGGAGCTCAATAATATTTAAAGGTATCAAGACCAGCAGCGGTAACCAAACCGCTGCCTTGAAGTCTTTACAGGGTATTACAACCTTTGTGCTTGATGAGGCAGAAGAGCTTATAGATGAAGATAGTTTTGATAAGATAGATCAGTCAGTCAGGGAGAAAAATAAACAGAATAGATGTATACTAATACTCAACCCAACTACCAAAGAGCACTGGATATACCAAAGGTTCTTTGCGGCCAAAAGAGTGGAGGCTGGATCGAATGTATGGAAGGACAACGTAACATACATTCACACTAGCTATATGGATAACAAAGACAATCTATCTAAGTCTTTCGTTGAGCAGGTAGAGATGATGCGTAAGAAGAATCCTAGGAAGTATCTGCACCAGATAATGGGTGGGTGGATTGATAAGGCTGAAGGTGTAGTAATCACTAACTGGAGGACTGGCCAATTCAAAGACTACCATCAGATTGTGTACGGACAGGATTACGGATTCTCTACGGATCCCACAACGCTCGTTAGATGCTCTGTAGACACTGAGCATAGGATAATGTGGGTCCAAGAGTGTTTCGTTAAGCCTGGGCTATCTACAAAGGAAATAGGCGAAAGGAATATAAGGCACGCATTAGATGCTATAATCATTACGGACAACAATGAGCCTAGAATGATCCAGGAACTCAAGGAAGTTTATGGCTGTAATATTAAGGGAGCCAAGAAAGGTAAAGGGTCTATCCTTTCAGGGATAGCCCTGATGCAAGACTATGAGATTATAGTAGATGCTAAGTCAGAGAATGTAATCAAGGAGCTGAATAATTATGTATGGCACGCTCGTAATGAGCGGCCAATAGATAAGTGGAATCACTGTATTGATGCAATGAGATACGCTCTTCAGTTTGCAGAGATCAATGCCAAGCGTGGCACTTATGTGATTCGATAGATTCTTAAACGCAGTAGGGGTAGATTCTTAAACGCAGTGGCCCCTAAATTCTTAAACGCAGTAGGTCCAGGAACTCGCAACTGGACTCTTAAACGCAGTACCCCCTTAAACGCAGTACCCCCCGCGCGGGCCGCTCTGGCCTTATTTAGATTTATTATTGATAAGGAATTTATTTGCATAAGTCAATATAATTTTGTACGCGTGCGCCTGTACCTTAATTAATAGCATAGGGGCCAGGCCAAAACCTGGACCCGATACACTTTGCAAAGTTTACCAGGATAAAAAAACTTTTTTTTGTTCAGCATCTTGATTTTTTTATTTTTTTGTTGTATGTGTTCATAAAATGTTTATATTTGTATAAACTTTAAAACATTTACACAATGAAACTAATTACAAACCTTTATTTATTTGCTTTCGGTTTTTATATCGTTGGCCACTTTATTAACTATTTTATTAATCAATAAACTTTATTATTATGGAAACTTTAAACTATTACGAATTATTAGAAAAGACAAAAGGAGGAAAAATATTTTCCCTTACTTATTCGCGCGCTGATCAATCCCTGGGATATGACAAATTTAGGTTTGGCGTTAAATCCTATTTAAAAGGAGGTAAACCAAATCACGATCCGATTAAGGCCAAAAACCTAATATTGTTTAATATGACTAAAAAACAATATAGGACAATAAAATTTAAGCGCATTATATCTGCAAAAATTGACGGGGTCGAATATACTTTTTTCAATGATACGTTTGCGGATTCAATTCAGCAAATAGATAAAAACATTGATAATATAAATAAACTAAATAAAATAATTAATAGATGAAAACAAGAAAACAACACGAAGCCTTTATTGGTGATGGCTTTAAAATTGAGTATATATTAATAATAACAAAATGGGACGGGGACAATGAAACGCCCGAAGCTACCGAGACAGAAATAGATGACGTTGTGTTGACTACTGACGCGGGGCAGTCTATTAAATTGCCTTGGGAATTTATTGAAAGGTTTAATATAGAAGATCAACTTTTTTTAAATATATTTTAAGATGAAAAATTACAAGATTCCCGCGCGGTTATTAAGCGCGGGCATATCAAACGCGAAGACAAAGAAAAACGAATTAAAGACTTTTATACTTTATTTGGCACCCTATACACAAAACTATAAAGGCGTAAACATATGCCCGAATGCGTCCAAAGGGTGCGCCTCCGCTTGCTTATTTACAGCGGGGCGGGGTGCGTTTAATAACGTACAAAGCGCCCGCATAAATAAAACAAACTTTTATATAGAAAACAAAAGTTT